TCAGCTTGCGCTTGTTGATGCCACTCGACATCCGTACTTAGTTTGGAACAATAAGTCAATCTTTGTGAAGGGAGATATTGATGTTGCCACCATTCAAGATTTCACAACACAGTCATCATTTGAAACTTTGGCTCAGGTCAAATTTTCGGCACTTCTTCAGGGCTTCCAGCCTAAAAACTCAAGTTGTTTAACTTGCTAATACTATGTCAATATTTTCTTTAACATGTCCGGATGTAGGATGCTACCAGAACTTTCTGTGTGATCCTGAGTTCCAAAATAAAATCGTTGCAGTGGCTTATGTAAAGAAGTCTGCTGCATTGTCATCTGTTGAGAAGGCTACTGCTGACTCATGGATTGCTGCTCTCTATGAGAGATACCTTGATGGTGAAGGCTACTTAGTCCTTAACACATCAGGAGAGAAGCCAAAGCCCGACACTGCTACCACTGCTGGTAGAGGTATGCAAAACACCAAGGCTCTTGCAAAGACTCACACTCTGACTTATCAAGACATGCAAGGTGTAGTTCAGAACAATGTTCAGTTCTACAATGACATTCTTGCTTCTGCTCAGAATTATGACTTTTACTATTTCACTCCTGGCAGAATTTGGGATGCTTCCGGATATTATGTGACTGTAATTGGTGACCCAATTATTACAGCTGATTTGAACACCTATCAGATGGCTGAGGTAACTGTGAACTGGGTGAGCAAGGTGAATCCTTTGCCTTATGAGTTTGATACTGATACCTTCCTTGAGGGCTTGTATTACATCATCAGCTTTACCGGAGGTTCAGGTAGCACTTACATTGGCAACACTATTACAAGTGGATGCACAGACCCACAGACTGTTACTTTTTCAGCTGTTCTTAACATAGGTACTATTTCAGGCGCACCTGCTCAAAGTTGGTCAATTGATGAAGTAAGTGGTAGTGATGACATTACTGCAATTTCACTTGTAATGGATAATACTACTGGTGTTATTACTTGGAGTCCTGTTGTTGATGGCACTTACATCTTCACAGTTACTGTTACAAATGAATACGGTTGTGTATTCGGGCAGGAGACAATCACACTTAATGTTGCTTGCGACTAATTAATTAGAGATGGAGGAGTTAATTGGACAATTATTTTCAACTCTTATGGATCGGGAGATTCGTGAGGGCAAACTTGAGTACATTGAATGTGCCAGGGAGAAGGCTGAAGAGTTAGAGTATCACTTTGAAAATGAATATCCAACTAAACTCCTCCTTACTCAACATCCGAGTGAAGAACCTTGGATGAAGGATTACAGAAAGCGCAGATGGCAAGCACCAACCACCACAGCCACAGGCAGAGTCTTTAACTTTTTGCAGAAGATTCAGCAGGCTGATGACTTTAAAATCACTTTTGAAAGTGATTACCAAAAGACAGGCATAGCCGAAAGGATAGGACTTCAGGACAACACTTTGCAATTTTATGTAGAGAATACACTTCCTAAGTTTGGCAGTCTTGAGACATGGTCTTTCAATGTGTTCTTAAAGACTTATCTGCAAGATGCCAATGCAATTGTGGCAGTTCTGCCCAACTTTGATGAGTTCATTAAGAACCCGGCAGGGTTTACAACTTTAGACTGGCTAAGGCCTTATCCACAAACAATTGAATCAGAGTATTTGATTTTTGAGGATGAGACTTTTGTCATCATAAAAGTTGAGGAATATGAAGACATGAATCGCAAGAAGTGGGATCAATTCTTGTGTATCACTATGGAAGGCTTGGTTCTATTTAGGCAAGTCAATCAATATACTTATGACAATCCGTTCCAAGTTTTTATTCTCCCTTATACATTCACCTACCTCCCTGTTGTCAAGGTTGGAAGTGTTATTTATGAAGAGGAAGATGGACATTTGGTTTTTGATTCGGTTCTTGCTCCTTGTCTGCCTGCTTGGAATGAAGTACTATTTCGGACAGATGATTTAAATATCCTTTGGGCTACCCATGCACTCCCTCAGAAGTGGGCATTGAAGATGAGTCCTTGTAAGACCTGCAATGGCACAGGACAGAGGACAAACAGAAAGGAGGAGAGAGTAGGCTGTAATGATTGCCAAGGTTCAGGAAGAGCCTCAAGCAGTCCATTCGGCCTGATGGAGATTAACATTGACAGAGTTTCAGCAGTCAATCCTAATCCACTTGTGCCTCCAGTGCCTCCGGCTGGATATATTGAAAGACCTACTGAGACTGTTCGACTATTCCAGGAGGACATCATTCAGAAAGAGTTTCAAGGCTTCAAGGCAATAGGTCTTGAATTGCTTGGTCAGATTCCTGCTGCTCAATCAGGGATTGCCAAGGAGTATGACAGGAAGGAACTAAACACCTTCTGCTATTCAGTGACTGTTCACTTGGCTCAGGTTTACAATAAGGTTTGCTTTCACATCCTTTATCAAAGGTACAACAGCCTCTTTGCTTCCTCTCTGATGGATAGTGATAAGGTCAAAGCAGCATTGCCACAGATTACTGTCCCTACTGACTTTGATGTGATGACCACTGACATGATTGGTGAGATGCTGACCAAGGCAAGACAAGGCAACTTTGACCCATTGATTATCTCAGGAATTGAAGATGACTATGTGGAGAAGCTTTATGGTGAAAACTCAATCCAGCAGATTTACCTAAAGATATTGAAGCAGCTTGATCCATTGCCTTATAAGACAATTGATGAAAAAACTCTGCTGCTTAATAGTCAAGGATGTACTGCTCAGGATTATGTGCTAAGTGCTAACCTTCCGGCCTTTGTCATGCAGCTTGTGGATAATGATGCTACCTGGTATGATAAGCCAGTGCAAATTCAGAGGGCAGATGTTTATGCTTTGGCAATGGCTAAGCAGATGGAAATTAAATCGGGCATTGTTCCTTTAATGGATGATAGTGATGCGACTACTCCTGCAATGGAGGCTGATAATCTTGGCAAGCTTCCATTAGCAATTCAGCAGTTATCTCTTGCAGCTGAGAGGGCAAACAAGTCAGGCAATGCTAAACTCTTTAAGGTCTTGAATGATAAGATTAATAACCTTATCTCTGAGATAGGTTAGGCACTATGGATGAAAAGCAATTAGCCATCATTAGGAAGATCCAACAGATTCAGTTGGATATTGAGAATGGGATGGCTGATGCTTTGCCTAAAGTATTTAAGAGCCTTAGCAATGAAGTAATTGATTTAGCCTCTGAACTCAGTCTTAATCCTAAAGATCGGGCTAAGACTTTGAGAGAGATGGTCAAGCTAAAGAAGGACATTGCTGACACCATTGTAAACAATGCAGCTTATCAGACTGAGGTTGTGGCTGTAATTAATGGTTACAAGGCATTAGCAGAGGCATCCAATGAATATTTAAGTTTGATTCTTGATGACTTTTCCCCGAAGACTGAACTTTATAAAGCTATTCTTGAGACTAATATTGAAGTTACTAAGGATGCTCTTATAGGCTCAGGCATTAGAAACAACTTCAGCAATGCTATTCAGGAAGTTCTTAAGAGCAACATTGCCGGAGTAAGCAATAGGGCAGAGTTAAACAAGACTTTGAGGCAGTTTATTGAAGGCACACCGGATGATTTGCCTTTTTTGAATAGATACATCAAGCAGACAACAAACGACTCTGTAATGGCCTTCAATGCAGAGTACATTCAGACAGTAAGTGAGGACTTAGGTGTTGAGTATTATCTGTATGCTGGCACAATTATAGAAGACTCAAGGCCATTCTGCAAAGCAAGGACTGGCAGATTCTTTACTACTGATCAGGTTAAGCAGTGGGCAAGCCTTAAAGGATGGCAAGGAAGAATGTCAGGCACTAATGCCAACACAATCTTTATCTACAGAGGTGGATACAATTGCAGGCATCAGCTATGGCCTGTGAGCAAAGAGCAATATGATGCAGCCTCAGAAGCGGGCAGAACAGGAGTTAAGTAATTACTCAATCTTTAGAACTTTATAAAAAGGAGCAGGCACATGCTTTGCCTTAGTTGGATGCTTCTTGCTCCTGAATGGTCTGCCTCTGCCAATATAAGTCTCCCATCTATCAGCAGTGGCATTATATTTAAATCTCTTGTAGCAACTTGAGAGAAGTATGCACAATGTAAGAACCAATAGAAGCCTCATAATGACTTGTCAAGTTCTGTCAAGTCTGATATAGGCAACAGATGCCTTTGTTCAACAACTATCCTAAGCCCATAGCCTAAGTCTTTAAGTTCAGAAACATTTTTAATTGCCTCCTTCTTGATGTAGCCTAATATTTCCACAGACATCTCAGGCTCTGAGCAGTAGCATAGGACAAACAAATCTGCAATAATTTCTTTGAGATTATTGAAAACAAGCCTGCCTGTCTTATACTTAGTGGACTTGACTTGGATGTTGTAAGAGCCAAGCATAAGGTCAGTCTCTCCACCATCTCCATCAAGGTTGATTGATGTGTCAAATGGAAGGCCTAAGTACTTAGCTACGGCATACTCACCCATCACACCAAGCATATCAGCTTGCTATTGGGTGTTTCCCCATCGTGCAACAGATTGTCTGTTGGGTTTTACTATATCCTTAAGATAATGCCTACCTGATGCTAATACTTTGAGAAACTTGATTTCTCTATCTGTAAAATTGATGGACACTTCATAAATCAGTTTGCAATAATAAGCGAAAAAAAAGGATATTTGGGTATGAAAAAATCCAAAACCAGCACTAATTCGGCTGTTAAAATCACATTTGGCAAGCGAAGAGAGGGAAAGCATAGAAAATCAAACAGGCCAAAGGATAGCAGAGCCAAGAAATACAGAGGACAAGGAAGATAATGGCAGAAAAGAAGTTCAGCACCAAGGTCAATGGCAAGACTGTTAAGTTTGGGGCAAAGGGTTACTCCATTGCACCAGGCACTGTTAAGGGAGATAGCTATTGTGCAAGATCATCAGGCATTAAGAAGTGTGCAAAGCCACCTTGTGCAAATGATTTAAGCCGGAAGGCTTGGGGATGTGTTGGAAAAAAGTCTGTGAAAAGTGCTGCTAAAAAGTTCACTCGGATTAAGTAATTTTACACAATGCAACTCAAGCACTTTACACTTTCAGAGTTTGATTCACCTGATGCTCCTGGTTCGGGGGCTAAGATGAAACCTGAGTTCCTGCAAAGGCTTGACAATGCTCGGTCAATTGCAAAGATTCCATTTGGCATCAATTCGGGGTTTAGAACACTTGCTCATAATGCTAAGGTTGGAGGTGTTGATTCAAGCAGTCACACACAAGGATGGGCAGCAGACATTGCATGTAAGGATGGGGCTAAGAGATGGATTATGATTAATGCTCTTCTCAAGGCCGGTATAAATAGAATAGGAGTCTCAAGTAGCTTTATTCATGCTGATTGTGACCCAACAAAGCCAGCCAATGTGATTTGGACTTACTAATGACTGCTGAATTAAAGGATGAGTTGATAAAGTTTGGGTTTGACCTTCCTGCTTATGGGGCAATAATGCTCACTAAGATTGCAGATGTCAATACAAGCAATTTTTCAGACTTGGAGAAGTACATGTATGATCACGGTTGGCTTTGGTTACTTGTCCTTCGGTTTGGAAATGTGATTTGGGATTTGCATCATAAACTCAGCAAGCATGTTACCATCTATGAAGCTGGGGAGGCTGTGAAGATTACTGGCTACGCAAAAATATTTAGAGAACTTAAAAAACTACTGAAATGAGAAAAGTTGAAACTATGTGGCTTTTTGCCTTCTTTATTATTTACATTGCTTACGATAGATTCCATGCCTATGATGTTGAATCAAAAATTAGTGATGATGTTCAGTACTTGGCGAAGAGTTGCATCACTTCAGGCATCGACTTGGCGAACATTAATTACAGGGTTGATAGCTTGCACAAGCAGAATGAAGCATTGGCTAAGACTGTCTTATATTTGGATTCATGCAATCAGTCCAAGGCACAAAAAGCAGACAAAGCGGAGAGAAGAGGCAAATTCGTGGGAGGGCTAATCAAAGGTCTGTTTCCGGGGATTTGAGTTCTCATCTTTATTCAAAAAGGATGCAAGTCTATGCCTACACTTGCACTTCAGTTGTCCTTGTAGGCATGCTTCTTGGCACTGGGTACTTATACCAAGTAGAGAAAGTAAGTGCATCTGACAGCGTGCTGATGTTCATTCTTGGTCAAGTACTCGGTGCTTGGGTAGCATTGACAAACAAGATATTCAGAATTACTGCTCCTGCAATTTCTCAAGATAACTAACTAAATTGCATCCATGAATTGCTTGCAGAATTACATAGGCTTACAAGGTTGCACAACTGATGCGCCTCTGTCGGGGTTATACATTAATGATTATCCTGGCATGTCTTCTGAACTATTGGAGAAGATTGCCACACCTGAGCAGGCTTCTTATGTAGGCATGTGGAACTCTGCACAAGCTGTGTCTTATCAGAGAATCAAGAGAGACATTCAGCTTGCCTTATTTGAATCGGCAGAGGCTCAACTTGATCAGGTTCTATTTCAGACAAGCAAGAACTTTGTTCAGCAGTGGCAACAGATTCAGACTGTTGCTCCTGAGGCAATACTAAAAGGAGCATTCGTAAGCATTCAGGGAAGCAAGTATCTAAGCCTCCGCATCAAGCAATTGTTTGTCTATAATGCAGGAAGTGTAACCGTGACAAATTGTCCCTGGTTCATTTATCAGACTCAGGATGGGAAGATACTTGATCAAGGAACTTATGATGTTGCACCA